CGGCGTCACGACCGACTACGCCTACGATTCTCAAGGTCGACTCATCTCCAAGAACTACTCGGACTCGACGCCGGACGTCTCGCTTGCCTACGACCGCCTCGGGCACACCCTCTCCGCCATCTGCGCCGGAGTCTCCACGAACCTCTACGCCTACAACCGCCTTGGCCAGCTCACGAACGAGGTCCAGAACGGTACGACCATCGCCCGCAACTACGACTCACTTGGCCGCGCGACGGGCTACGCCATCGGCGATGGCATAGCAGCCTGTTCATCGGTTGCATATTCTTTTGACACTCTCGGTCGCCTCTCATCGGTTTCTTCTGCCGATGAACACTTTGCTTACGTCTATGTTCCCGGAACTCCCTATATCAATTCTGTATCTAACACTCATGGCCTCGTTCGAACAAATACATACGAGCCACTTCGAAACTTGATTGCAACCGTCGAGAATGTCCACAGTAACATGGTCGTCGCCCGATTTGATTATGATAACGACATCATCGGAAGGCGTTCGGAAATCACATATACTGGATCTGCATTCTCGTCGCTTTCCGGATCAATTGACCATTACGGATACAACGATCGATCCGAAGTTGTGTCCGCATATCGGACGCTGAATGGCGAAGAAATCCGTGGGTTTTCTTTCGGCTACGCCTACGACCCCATCGGCAATCGAACGTCTTCGATCGAGTGGGATGAAAACGGCGTTGCTCGAACATCCCACTACACGGTCAACGAACTCAACGAATACGAAGTGCGGACAGTTCCGAGACATGTTTCCGTCATTGGAGAAGCCTTGACGAACGCAACTGTCACGGTCAATGGAAACCCGACTTGGCGCAAAGGCGCCTATTTCGCCGGAGGATACGACTTCGACAACTCATCAAACTCAGTCTTCGAGGAATTGACGATGGTCGCAGTCTTATCAACGAACACAACCGACGAAGAAGAAATAACAACCGGAAGAAAGTTCCTAGCACAAACACCCGAGACTTTCACATATGACGCTGACGGCAATATGACTTCAGATGGCCGTTTTGCCTATTCGTGGGACGCTGAAAATCGCTTGACTTTTGTTACTGAGAAACCTCATCAGGGACAGGAAAATGGACTATATTTCATAAGTAACTTTTATGACTATAAATCTCGGCGAGTCGGAAAGGTGGTGCTGTCGGACAATAGTTTGTGCAAAAGTTCCTGGTTTGTTTATGATGATCTAAACATGATCGTTGAAAAACAGCAATCTCTCGACACCGAAATTTGTCGTTCCTATGTCTGGGGGGCGGATTTAAGTCAAACACTTAAGAACGGCGGCGGTGTCGGCGGGCTTCTTCTGACAGTTAACGAAGATGGAAGCGCATTTCCTTTTTTCGACGCCAATGGCAACCTCGTTTCTTGTATTTCGGACTCTGGCTCATTAAAATGGATTTCACAGTATTCTTTTGATGGACGCATTCTGTCTTCTGTTCAAGCGAACTACAACAACCCCTTTCAATTCGCCACAAAATACTTCGATGATGAGATCGAAGCATATGGATATCTTCGGAGATGGTACTCGCCAATCCTTTCGAAATGGATGTCACGTGATCCTCTCCAAGAACTTGGAGGAGCGAATCTCTTTACGTTCAACAAAAACGATTCCATCAACAAGTTCGATCCATTCGGGTTGGAAGATTGGAACGAAGCCACTCTTTGTGATTTATGTGGCGTGCAACCGGACCAACGGGCTCTACTTGAGTTGCAGGTAACACAGCAAGTGGAAGCATGGTTAAAACAACAAACGGAAAGCGCACTACCGCCTTTTAACTGGGACCTCATCACGGGCGTTTCCGGCACAACCTACATACCGATAGCCGCTCTTTGTGGAGGTATAAAAATCGATGTTTCAATTTCTATGGAAGCAGGGCATTGTTGCGACAAGGAAACCAACACTAGGCGTCAGTATCGGAAGACAACTGGCTCCATTGGAATTGGGGCCTATGGAGGAATTGCTCCACCTGTCACGATTGAGCCCATTGGGAAACTGTCCATTGATCGAGATTATTGCCCAACACAAGACGATGCTGGTTTGGATGTTTCTATCACGGCATCTTTGCATACTCTTAATGTATTTGTTGAATGCTCATACTCGTTGATTTCAAATTCTTGGTCTTGCCCTTTCGGAATAGATCTTTTTTCTGCAGAGATCTCCTTTGATGTGACAGGGAGTGGGGCATGGACGACTGTTGAGGTGTTTTAACATGAATGGTTCCAGAATAATCACGACGCTCCCGTTGGTTTTCTTCTGTTGTTCTTGCATGCAAAACAAGATTGAAAACCTTCAAGAATTATCAATCGTTGACTCGGCGGCTTGGAAAAAGACGTCTACGTTTTTTGTCGCTGGAAACTTCGTTCTTGAAGAGCTGGGAGAGGGGAAATTTCAACTTCTCAGAGACAATGTCATTTTGTTGCCGCGGTGGTCTTCCGACATAGTTATTCAACCTTCCAACATTTGGGTTCCTTCTGGGCAACAACGTGGAATGTACTATTTGGATGGTTCGAAAATGATTCGCCTTGACATATTTGATTCCGCTGACATCGTATTGTCTCCCATTGCCTTCAATAATGGGTTCGTTGCCGTCGTTTCGGACAAATCCGGCTTGTCATGCATTGTCGTTCGAGGCTGCAAAATCAAATCAAAAAGACTTCGTTCGCCTTTTCTTGTTCCTTCACCGTTCCCCGGCAATTCGTTGTTGGGCTGTTTCTCCGATTCCGTCTTCGAAAAATCGATTTGGAATGTTGAGACCGATAATACTATACAAGCTCCGGCATCGTCTGTAAGACCTCTCTCGGACACACTTCTACTTCTCGGCAACAATGCTTCTGGATTCGATGTATTTGACTGCACTACAGGGGCGCGAAGTCGTTTCCCGTTCTTGATAGACATGGGAACACAAGACTATCTTTATGTTCGTGATAAAAACAACACGGCTTCGGTCTTTGTTTTTTACCCAGCATTTCACCAATTGCCGAATTCCAACGGGGCGACTTTCGTTTGGTCTACCCAATTCGGCACACCAGAAAAAAAATGGATTGTCTTTCAGAAAGAAGGGCGCTTTCATCTCTGGTGCTATACGAAAGAATCAAAGCAATGGAGTTCTATAGAGGTGCAAAACATAATCCTACGCCAACCAATGGGATTCGAAGCAACGGGCCTTGATGGTGATACTTGTTATATCTATGCCCATATCCCTTTGGACGAACAAACTTATAATGAAGCTGGGAGTGTTCCGCCTAATTATTTCAAACAGAATCAGACCAACAACGACGGTTACTAGACTGCCGAGATGTTTCTCGTGAACAAGGTAGTCGCGCTTGCGCCGTTCACTAATTCGGTTCTGAACGGTACGGCGTTCCTCGGCGAGGAAGACCACGTGTCCCGCCTTGCGGTAGATTTCTTCAGCCTTGACATCGGCGGAGACGGTCCACCGCGCCGAAGCCGGCCTAGAACGAGTCCATCCTGTTGAGGCAGTTCTTTCCGGATCCTCGCTCGCGACCGCCATGAAGGCCGATTATTTGTTCGGCTGACAAGGGCTCGCCCTGACCCGCCGCCCACGGAACTTACACGATGCTAACGTGCGAGCGGTGTCAAAGGCCGGTGCCTAATTCCAATTGGGAATGTCAACGGGCACCATCGAAAACTGTCAGAAGTCGAGTGCGCACACCTGCGCGTCTGCCAGCATGCCTTTCCCGCCGCAACTCATCCCCTCATCCTTCGCCCCCCATCGTCTTAAAGTCATCGTTCGGCGGTAGTGGAGTATGGAGACTGCTGAGGCGTCCCCGCTCCTAGGGACGGAATCTGGAACTCGAAAAGAGTTCCGTTCGAATTCTCCGTCGTTTCCGGCAACCATTCAATTGCCGGAAATTGCAGCGCGTCGGTCGTTTTGCAATTATTCTGCAATTTTTCAGACGATACAACCTGTTTGATTTCCAATCGTTGTGAAGCGGCGAAATCCGTTTCGTCGCTCGCTTGCAAGCGGCCTCGGTTCGTGAAAGCCCTCCCGAAATCCGGGACGGCGAGCACGAACAAAAGGCCCAACGATGGAAACAAACAACAAGGAAACCGACCCCCTCCAGAACCCCCTCCCGGACGACGTCCTGAAACACGTCCGGATCGCCGCCGCGAACCTCGCAGCGGCCTACGGCGTCCCCGAATGCGACGTGGACGACTTCATCCAGCGCATCTGCCTGCGCGTCGCCGACGCGGCCGCTGCCTACGATCCCGGACGAAACGTCAAATACGGCACCTTCGCGCGGCGCGCGGTGGACTTCGCCGTCCGCGACATCGAGCGCGAACTGGCGCGGCGGCGCCGCCTCGCGCCGGAAACGGTCAGTCTCGACGCCCCGCTCTCCCCCGATTCGGCGGAGTGCGCGGGCGACGCCATCCCCGCGCCGGCCGACGAGCTGGAGGCGCGGATGCTCGAGATCGACATCCGGATCGTCCTCGACCTCCTCCCTGCGCGGGAGCGCCGGGCGGCGGAGCTGCTCCTCGAGGGGCGGAACACGCGCGAAATCCCCGTCCTGCTCGGCATCGCGCGCAGCACGTTCATGGCGGAGGTCCTCCCGGCCGTGCGGCGCGCGTTCCGGACGGAACTGGGAATCCAGACCAAGAACGGCCGCGACGACGAATAAGTCGGAAGAACCCGGAGGCACCCCCATGAACGTTCCTTCCCACTTCGTCCGCGTCCCCGCGGAAGAATACCACGCCGACGCCCGCGCCGGCCGCTACCTCTCGAGCCACCTGCTCGGCGATTTCCGCCGCAGCCCGTCGCTCTACCGGAAAAAGCTCGCGGGAGAAATCCTGCCAACGGAATCGCCGGCGCTCCTGCTCGGCCGCGCCGCGCACTGTCTCATCCTCGAGGGACGCGCCGCGTTCGACGAGGAGTTTCTCGTGAGCAACGGTCCCGTGAATCCGAAGACCGGCGAAGCCTACGGCAGGACCACGAAGGCGCATGCCGAATGGGCTGCCGCACAGACGCGCACGGTCATCTCGGAAACGGAATTCGGCTTTCTCGTGAAGTTGCAGAAGTCGGTGTGGCTTCACCGCGCCGCGTCGGAGCTGCTCGTGGAAGGATTCGCCGAAGGGACGGTGCGCCGCGTCTACTGCGGAATGCCCTGTCAGATCCGGTGCGACTGGATGTGCCCGGAGGGTCTCGTCGACCTCAAGACGTGCGACAATCTCGACTATTTCGAGGCCGCGGCGCGCGCCTACGGATATGTCCACCAGATGGCGTTCTATCGGGCCATCCTGCGCGAGGCGTCGGGCGAGACGGTCCCCGTCCACCTAATCGCCGTCGAGAAGAACGAGCCGCTCCGCTGCGGCGTCTGGCGCATCGCGGACGCCGTCCTCGACGAAGCCGAGCATCAGAACGAGGCCGCCATCGCGCGGCTCCTGGAATGCCGGCGCACCGACTCGTGGCCCACGGGCTACGAGGACGTGCGCCTGCTCTGCGATCTCTAACCCCACAACCCCAACAGAAAGGACACAACAACATGTCTCTCCTCCAATCCATCACGACCGGCAAGAGCGACCTGCCGTTCCGGGGCGTCCTCTACGGAGAGGGCTGCGTCGGCAAGTCGACGTTCGGCGCCGGAATGCCCAAGCCCGTGTTCGTCCAGACCGAGGACGGCCTCGTGCAGATCGACTGCCCGAAGTTTCCGCTGGCCCGGACCTTCGACGAGGTCATGGCGCAGCTCGCGGCCGTCCGCGACGAGCCGCACGAGTTTGAGACGGTGGTCGTGGACTCCCTCGACTGGCTCGAGCGCCTGATCTGGGACCACGTCTGCGCGCAGTTCGGCGCGAGCAGCATCGAGAAGGCGGACGGCGGCTACGGCCGCGGCTACGTCCACGCGCTTGGGCTCTGGCGCAAGTTCCTCGCCGTCCTCGACGAGATCCGGACCAAGCGCCGCATGCTCGTCCTGCTGATCGCCCACGCATCGATCACGCACGTGGACAACCCGGAGGGCGCCTCCTACGACCGCTACGGACCGCGCCTGCACAAGCTTGCGGCGTCCCTCGTCTGCGAGTGGGCCGACATCGTCGGTTTCGCGACGCGCCGGATGCGCGTCGACGCCGCGACGGGCAAGGCGACGCCCATCGGCGCGGACGGCGGCCAGCGCGTCCTGCGCTGCGTCGGTGGCCCGGCCTGCATCGCCAAGTCGCGCTACAGGCTCCCCGCCGAGATCGACCTCTCGTGGAACGCCCTCGTCGAGGCGTTCGGAAAGGAGGACGCCCGTGGATAGCAAGCCGCACCTCATCCGGCTCAAGTACCCCGCGCCGTGCGACCGGTGCGGGGGAACGATCCAGGCCGGCGAATGGGCCGCCGTGGTCTTCTGCGAGGAGAACGGCACCGCCACCTTCATGCACAAGAACTGCCCCACGGCGCACGCGGTCGTGACCGAACCCCGTCCGCGCCGCCCCGGCCTCCTCTCCCGCGCGCTGCGCCTCCATCCGAAGCCCGGCGCGCTCAGCCTCTGTCCCGCCTGATCCCACAACAACACCAACAACAAGGAAACCCAACATGGCAATCCTGAACTTCGACGCGAACAGCGTCGCTCCGTCCGCCCCGCTCGACGCGCTTCCCGCCGGCACCTACGAGTGCTGCATCGTGGAGAGCGGAATGTTCCCCACCAAGTCCGGCAACGGCTCGTTCCTGAAGCTCACGTTCGAGGTCGTCTCGGGCGAGTTCGCGGGACGCAAGCTCTGGGCGCGGCTCAACCTCGACAACCCGTCGAAGACCGCGGTCGAGATCGCCCGCGCCGAACTCTCGGCGATCTGCCACGCCGTGAACGTCCTCGCGCCGCGCGACAGCGAGGAGCTGCACAACCTGCCGCTCCTGGTGACGGTCAAGGTCCGCACGCTCGACGACGGCTCGTCCTCGAACGACATCAAGGGCTACGCGGCCGTGAAGCGCGCGCCGGCGCCGGCCGACGCCAAGCCCGCGCCCGCCGCCCCGGGTGCCGCGCCGTGGGCGCGGTAGCCTTCGAGTTGCCCTGGCCCCCGAGCCTCAACCACTACTACCGCCACGTCGGACCGCGCGTACTGATCTCGAAGGCGGGCCGTCTCTACCGCGAAGCGGTGGTGGCGAGGCTCCGGGGGCTCCTGCCGAAACCGCTCGACGGCCCCGTACGCCTCCTCGCGGAATTCTACCCGCCCGACTTCCGGCGGCGGGATCTCGACAACCTCCTCAAGTGCGTCCAGGACGCGCTCACCTTCGCCCGTGTCTACCATGACGACTCCCAGATCACCGAACTGCACGCCCACAAGCGCGAGCCCGTCCCTCCCGACGGCCTCGCCCACTTCGAAATCGGTCCCGCCTGAGACAACCATCGACGCCGAGCTGGCGGCGCAAGACGCCGCCCGCCGGGCGAAGCGCGAGGCGCGGTGGGCGCGCATCCGCAAGGTGCGGAGCTACCTGCGGACGCTCGACGACCCCGCGCTGCGGAAGGTCGCGTTCCTGTTCTGCCGGGGGCTGCCGGAGGAGAGCGTCCGCCGGATGGCGGGGCTCTCGTTCGCGGAGCTGCAGGAGGCGAAGAACCGGCTCAGGCAGGGGCTGACGGAAGCCGGGGCGGGACCGGGGGCGTAGCCATGCTGTCGCTGCGGCCCTACCAGAGGGAAAGCGTGGAAGCCGTCTACAAGGCGCTGCGCGAGACGGACGACAACCCCTGCGTGGAGATCCCCACGGCCGGCGGCAAGTCGTGCTGCATCGCGCAGGTCTCGACGGACGCCGTGAACCTCTGGAACGGCCGTGTGATGATCCTCGCCCATGTGCGCGAGCTGCTGGAACAGAACGCCGACAAGATCGCGAAGCTCTGCCCCGGCATCCCGGTCGGTGTCTACTGCGCCGGCCTCGGCCGCCGCGACACGGAGCAGCCGATCATCGTCGGCGGCATCCAGAGCGTCTACGATAAGCCCGAACTCTTCGGCCGGCGCGACCTGCTGATCGTGGACGAAGCGCACCTCATCAAAACGGGCGAGGGCGACGAGGGGCGGTATCGGCGCTTCTTCTCCGACATGAAGCGCCTCAACCCGCTCGTGCGTCTCATCGGCTACACGGCGACTCCGTTCCGTTTGGATGGCGGGGCGATCTGCAAGCCGGAGAACCTCCTCAACCGCATCTGCTACAAGGCCGAGATCAAGCCGCTCATCGCGCAGGGCTACCTGTCCCCGCTTACGAGCAAGGCGGGCCATTCGACCATCCGGCTCGACGATCTGCACACGCGCGCCGGCGAGTTCGTCCAGGAAGACGTCGACGCCGCCGTGGACAATGCGGACGCCATCGACTCGGCCTGCCGCGACGCCGTCCAGCTGGCCGACGGGCGCAAGACGGTCATCGTCTTCTGCTCTTCGGTGAAGCACGCACAGCACGTGGCGAAGAAACTGCATGACCTCACGGGAGACGAAACGGCGGTCCTCACGGGAGACACGCCCCCGCAGGAACGTGCGACCATCCTTCGGCGCTTCCGCGGCACGGATCTCGCGCCGGACCTCTTCGGGATTCCGGAGAAGCCGGTCCGCTGGCTCTGCAACGTCTCGGTGTGCACCACGGGCCTCGACGTCCCCAACATCGACTGCGTGGTGCTGCTGCGTCCGACCCAGTCGGCCGGACTCTACGTGCAAATGGTGGGAAGGGGCTTCCGGCTCTCTCCCGAAACGGGGAAGTCCGACTGCCTCGTCTTGGACTACGCCGGAAACATCGAGCGCCACGGCCCGGTGGACGCCGTCCATGTCCGCGAGCCCGGCCACGGCCAAAAGCGCGAAGAACCGCTTGCCAAGGAGTGCCCGGAGTGCCGCGAGATGGTCCATCCGGCGATCATGGTCTGCCCGCGGTGCGGCTACGAGTGGCCGAGGCCGGAGAACGGCTCGATCTCCGGCTCGGCCTCCCGCCTCGGCATCCTCACCGGCGAATACGAGGACGAGGAAGTGCCGGTCCGCTCCGTGTCCTACTCCCGCCACGAGAAGCGCGGCGCGCCGCCCGGCGCGCTTCCGACGATGCGCGTCACCTACGAGGCGGACCTGCTCCACCGGTATTCCGAGTGGCTGTGCGTCCAGCACGCGGGCTGGGCGCGGACGAAGTTCCTCCGATGGTGGGAGCGGCGCAGCGGCGGCGGCGAACCTCCGGACACCGTGGACGAGGCCGTCCGGCTCGCGGCCGAAGGCGGCCTCCTCGAGCCCGAAACCATCACGGTCCGCCACGTTTCCGGCGAACGATACCCGACCATCGTCGGCTACCGGTTCCCTCCCACCTCCAATCCCGACTGTCCCGATGACGAAGTCCCCTTCTGACGCCCCGCGGGGGATTCCCGTCCAGCTCGCAAGAAACTATCTGGCTTCCGGACTCTGCGTGCTGCCGGCCGTCGCCGCGGACAAGCGCCCGGCGCTCCCCGGCTGGCGCGCCTACCAGGAGCGACTGCCGACGGAGAAGGAGGTCGAGGCGTGGTTCGCCAACAACCACGGGGCCCTCTGCCTCGTGACGGGCGCGGCGTCGGGGAATCTCGAGTGCATCGACTTCGACGCCGGCGGCGAATGCTTCGGGCCGTGGAAGAATCGCGTGCCGCCCGATCTGTTCGGCCGCCTGGTCGTCGAGCGCACGCCCAGCGGCGGCTTCCACGCCGTGTACCGCGCCGAGGAGCCCGTCGAAGGCAACCTCAAGCTCGCCACGGGCGAGCGGAACGGGAAGAGAACCACGCTCGTCGAAACGCGCGGCGAAGGCGGGCTCTTCCTGTGCGCGCCTAGCCCCGGCTACCATCTCGTGCAGGGCGCGTTCGGATCGGTTCCGACGATCTCCGCGGAGGAGCGCCGTGTGCTTCTGGAGGCCGCGAGGACCCTCTCCGAAGTCTCCGTGCCGGTGCAGCCGGCTCACCATCCCGCGCCGACATCGTCGTCCGCGTTCGACGAGCGCCCCGGCGACGCCTACAACGGGGACGCGGCCGCCTTCTGCGGTCTGTTGGAAAGACACGGCTGGCGCTATCTCGGGAAGAAGGGCGAGAACGAATCGTGGCAGCGCCCGGGCAAATCGGGCAACGGACTCTCCGCGACCTACAACGGCGTCAACTTCCACGTGTTCTCGTCCAACGCCGATCCGTTCCCTCCGGGATTCAACGGCTCGCCGTTCACGGTCTACGCGCTCCTCGAACACGGCGGCGACGCGACCGCGGCCGCGAAGGACCTTCTCGCGCAGGGATACGGCAAGACCGCCGACCCGTGCGCCGGCGTGGACCTCTCGGGCATCCTCAAGCAGGTGAAGGCGCCCAACGCGGCCGCCGAACCCGCCGAGCGGGAACCCGAAAACCCCGGCCAGCTGCCGGAGAAACTCCTCGACGTTCCGGGCTTCGTAAACGACCTCAAGGACTACACGCTCCGCACGGCCAAGTACCCGAACCGCCCCCTTGCCCTCGCCGGCGCCCTGGCGATGCTCTCGATGCTCACGGGGCGCAAGTTCCGCAACGCCTCGGACAATCGCACGAACCTCTACCTCCTGGCGCTCGCGCCGTCGAGCGCCGGCAAGGACGCCCCGCGCCGGGTGAACATGTCGCTCGCCGTCCAGACGGGCTATGGCGACCAGATGGGCGACGCCTTCGCCTCGGGCGAAGGACTCGAGGACGCGCTCACGCTCACCCCGTGCATGCTGTTCCAGACCGACGAGATCGCCTTCCTCTTCAACTCGCTCAAGGGAACGGAGGCGCGCTTCAACACGATGAACGCGGTCCTCCTCAAGGCGTTCACGACCGCGAACGGCGTCTACGCCCGCCGCCGCAAGGCGATCCCGACGGGCCGCGGCGCGGGGGAAGCCCCGCCCGCGGCGATCCGGAACCCGCATCTGGTCGTCTACGGAACGGCGACCCCGGAGAAGTTCTACCAGTCGCTCAACAAGGACGAACTGGTGAACGGTCTCGTCGGGCGCTGCCTCGTCTTCGAGGGCGAGCGCCGGCGGATGAACGAACGCCTCGTCGTCGGCGAGGCGTTCCCGGACTCCGTCCTGAACACGGTTTCGGCGCTGCGCGAAATCGGCCGCGAGAACCTCCTCACCGGCGAGCCGCAGGTCCAGACGATTCCGGAGACGCCCGAGGCGCGCGAGCTGGCGCGCGAGTTCGAGGCGGAGGCGAACAAGCACTACGACGACGCCTACGACCGGCGCCAGGACGCCGAGATGGCCATCTGGGGCCGCGCCTTCGAGAAGGCGGAGAAGCTCGCCATGCTCTACGCCCTCAGCCGGAGCGCGACCTCCCCGCAGCTCACGCCCGAAGCCTACCGCTGGGGTTGGGACGTGGCGGAGTTCACGACGAGGCGTCTCCTCTACATGGCCGACTGCTACGTCTACGACTCCGAGTTCGACAAGGAGCTGCAGAAGGTCCTCCGCATCCTCCGCGAGAACGACGGCGTCATGGCCCACAGCCGGCTCCTCAAGAAGAGCCACCTCGACAAGGACACGTTCCGCAAGGTCGTGGACACCCTGCTGGAAAGCGAGCGCATCGTCCGAGGCTCCGAAAAGACAGGCCAGCGGGCGACCGTCTTCTACCGCCTCAAGGAGAAAACTTGATTCCCGGCTCGGTTCCCAACTCGATTCCCAATTCCCGGCGATCTTGGGAATCGAGTTCGACTCGGTTCCCCGATTCGGGAATCGAGTGGGAATTGAGTGGGAATCGAGTTTTAGGCGAAAACCCCAATAAAGTCACAATAAAACACAACTCAATTCCCATTTCCCGTCTACCCCCTTGCACATGCGGAAAACACCCCAATTTTGCACGTTGTCGCGCGCACGCGAGGGAATCGAGATGGAATGCCGCCCTCGGGCGATCCACCCGGGCTCTCCGCGCTAGCGGGCGCAGGGCTACCCGGACGAGACCACGGAGGGCGGCGAGCAAAGAAACTACCACCAACGACCCCGAGGGTCAAACCGAGGAAAACAGACAATGAAAAGAACACCCACCAGAAAAGAAAACAACATCCGCGTCGAGTACATCCTTGAGGACGGCCGCTCGATGGACATCTCCGGCGGATGCCCCGAACTCCGCCACGAGCTGGCCGTCGCCCTCGCGGCCGCCGTCGCCACCGGCGGCCGCTGGCTCAAGTTCCGCTGCCGCCCCGGCCGCGTCCTCTACGTCACGACCGAGCGCACGCCGGCCGAGGTGGCAGCCGAACTCGAGGGCCTCGTCCGCGGCGACACCGAACTCCTGCGGCACGTACGCGAACGCGTCCTCGTCGCAGGCTCGCTCCACCGCTCCGGCGACGAGCTGGTCGACCTCGTGATGCGGACGTGCGCGCGCTACGAGGAGACGCCGCCCGCCCTCGTCGTGATCGACGAGGCCAAGCACCCGGCATCGCGGTTCGCCAGGCGGTCTCTCTACGGGCGGCTCCATGCGCTGGCGCGCACGCTCGGCGCCGCGGTCGCCATCGTCCGCCGCGGCGTTCCGGACGAGGACCGCGACGTGTTCGACGCGAACGCCTCCATCGTGTGCGGCCTGGACGACGTCCTGCTCGCCCGCGTCGTCACGATGCGCGGCGAGCTGATCAAGCCGTTCCCGATCCGCAGGCGCGGGGAGGAGGCGCCGTTCGGGAGATAGAGAAAGGGCGGGACGGAGAAGGTCGAGAACGCCTCGCGAGCAAACCGACCGTTCCGTCCCGCCGAAGAAGAGCCGGCGCCCAACCCATACCGGCTCCGAAGCTCGGCGGTATCAGTCATCACGGCTTAA